TCCATGCCGAGGTCGCCGCGGACTTGGGCGAGGTAGTCGGTTCCGGCGATGGTGCAGATGAAGTTCAGCTTGTCGATCTCCACCAGTTCCTTGCCGCCCTGCGAGAGCTTGAGGTAGTTGACTTCAAGCTCGGTTTCCGAATCCATCTTCTTGCCCGGTTCGGCCTTGCCGACGCCGAATTTCTTGGGGACGGTGCGGGCCACCAGCTTCACGGCGTCGGTGCCGAACTCGCCGTTCCCGGCGTCGAACTTCTGCACGCTGGCCCGGACGTCGAGCTGGTGCGTTTTCGGCGCGAGCAGGGTGACGGCGTTCTCGTTCACCGTATTCCATTTCAATTTCAGGCTGATGGCCTTGAAGTGCCCGATGACGGGCGTGTCCAGTTCCCCGGCGATGCCGAGCCCGCTCATGGACTCGGTGACGTATTCGAGGCTCGGCAGCTCGATGTCGGCCACGCCGAGCAGGGCGGAGCTGCCTTCCATATAGACTTTGGCGTTGATGAGCTTGTCGGGGATGACGTTTGCGGAGGGAAGGTTCATGGCGTCTCCTTACTCGGCGAAGAGGTTGGTCAGGTAGGACGGGTCGTATTCCAGCGTGAAGCGGATTTCCCGGGCCGGGGGCGGGGGCGCGATGAAGACGTGGAACCGGGCGGTGCCGTCGATGAGGTCGGTGCTCGGGTTTTCCCCGGCGAGGAAGGCCACCTTGCCGCCGAGGATGTATTCCCGGGCCGCGAGGCCGTTGAGCCAGAGGTTGAACGAGTCGCAGATCTGCTCGATGAACCGGCGGCGCAGGGGCGAGTCGGTGAACTGCCACGCGGTCAGCACCAGCGTGTTGCCGATGTAGTTGAACATGCGGCGCACGGGGATGAAGGTGTCCTTCACGTCGGTGACGGCGGGGTAGGCGGCGGTGCGGTTGCCCCAGACGGTCATCTGGCCGGTGAAGTTGAGCCCGGTGACGATGCCCTGTCCGTTGAGGTAGGCGGCCTCGGAGGGGGTGAGGGCCAGTTCCCTGCCCGCGTGGGTCAGGCCGTTGCAGAGCATCCGGCGGTTGGACGGCGACCAGTAGGGCACGCCCTCGTTGTCGGTGTCGCGGCTGGCGACCGTGGCGGCCAGATGCACGGAGCCGTGCTCGACGGCGTTGCCGAAGACCGGCGAGCCGAAGAAGATCTGCAGGGCCGGGTCAGTAAGGTTGTTGTCCTTCACCCATGCCGGGACGTCCGTATATTGGGCCACGCTGGCCGGGACATCGACAAGGCCGGTCGCCTTGAAGTGGCCGTTGATGTTCGCGGCCTTCGCGCCGAGGACCACGGCTACCGCCGGGTCGTCGGAGAAGCCGGGGGCCAGAAGCTGGCCGGGGACCAGCCCGAAGCGGGGGAAGACTTCCTCCACGAGTTCCAGCCCGGTGCGGCTTCCGGTGGAAGCGTCGATGCCGCCGATGACGTCGGCCTTCGTGACCTTGGAGACGTCGGGCTTGGTCGGGGTTTCCCCCTGTGCGGGCGCGGCGTGCTTCGCCGGATCAAAGACGTTGATGCAGACGATGGGGGCCACCCCGTAGCGCGACAGGTAGACGCTGGCGGCCTCGTGCAGGGTGAAGCCGGTTTCGTCCTCGCCGGGCGCGCCGAGCTGGGCCGTGAATTCCGCCATCGAGAAGATGAGCAGCGGTTTGTTGACGGGCCGTTCCGTGCCTTCGGGCAGGTTGTGGACCGGGGCCGTGCCGATGATAACCGGGAGGGAGACGTCCACGCGCACCGGCGCGACGATGCCGGTGGCGGTCTCTTCCCAGTAGACGCCGTGATTGTACATGGTTACCCCTTGATGTGGTTGCGCCTGACGCGCTCGTGGGTTGTGAAGAAGCCTTGCTTTTCCCGCATGCCGCGCAGGGCCTCGCCCGCCTTGTCCAGCGGGAGGAAGCAGGCTTTCACGTCAGGATCGGCAAACAGCTTTCCAAGGTGGCTGGGAATGCCTCCCCGGAACACACTGCCGTACATGAGCAGTACAGGCTGGCGGAATGTCGGTCCGAGGTAGATGAGCGTTTCAGGGAGTGGAGGAGTCGTTTTCGCCTTCTTTTCCGTATCCATAGTTTTTCCTTTTATTCCCAGCCCTTCATGGTCCAGTGCGACAGCATGGCCGCCTGAAGGAAGGGCTTCGGGTTTGTTTCGGCCTTTTCCCATGCCAGCAGCCGTCCCCGGTGATCGGGCACGAGCTGGAAGCGCCGTTCCAGCGGCGTTTCCCGGCAGGCCCCGAGTACGCGGGTGATGCCGGACATAAGGATTGCCAAGTCCTGTTCCGCGCCCTCGGCGTCGCCCGGTTCCGGGTTGTAGACGCAGCAGATGAGCGCGATGACGGCGGTTTCTCCCCTCTCTTCATGGTGGCCGCTCACAGGCACGAGGATGACGCAGGGAAAGGGTTTCCGGCCATTCTCGGGCGGAGGCAGGTCTCCGATAAAGACTTGTACGGGCTGCACGGCGTCGTCCTCGGCGGTCTGGCCGAGCAGGTGCAGGTCGGCGAGGCCGTCCGTCAGGCAGGCTTTCAGGGCGGGCAGGATGCGCGTGTTCATTTCGCGGCCTCCAGAGCCAGCGTTTGCTGAACGTAACGAGCCAGAATAACTGGAAGACGTTCTTCGGATTCACGCTCGACCATAGATTCCGCTTCAGGAGTTGCTACATGGTACTGAACTGAAGGGCCAAACAATTGACCGAGTACAACATCCCCAGCATTTTTATTTGAGTTAGAAATAACTCGAAAAAACACACCCATGTGGTCGCTTTTAGGCATTACGGCAACGAACGGAAGCCCAATACCTTTAATGATGCTTCTCCCCGTGCGTCGTTCCCCCTTGCGTAAGGCAAAGGTAAAATCTGGCCACTGGTACGGACGCATCCCGGGGTGGGCCGTAGGTGTTTTTTCTTCAACATCATAGTGAATGAGTGGAATGCCATCGCTACTCAGAACGGAAATACTGCCGGAGACAGAATCCCTAGAGTTGGTAACTGAAGTGCGTCTAACCGCTTTCTTCAACTCATTTTTCGGCAGAGGAACACTTGATGCCAAATACTGGATAAGCTCCTCTCGGATATGCTGCATCGTCTCGGCAACAGCCGGATACATGGCCTTCTGGATGCCGTAGGGCACGCTCTTGAGCTGGCGCAACGCCCGCGAAAAATCTTCATCGCTGATGCTGATTTCAATCATGTCAGCTCCCGTTGCGGTACAGGTTGATCCTGATGAGCCCGTGCAGGTCCACGGCATCGCCGACGGTCCAGAGGGTGCCGTCGATCCGCATGTCCTGCCGGGGCCGGGGGAGCGGGACAGCCCCTTCCCCGGCGGACGGCACCTGCAGCGTGCGGCGCAGCTGGTGCACGCCCCACGTCTCCACGGCGCTTTCATAGCGGCCTTCCGCGGGGGCCACGGCGTCATCCCAGATGCCGACGGTGTCGAGGCCGTCCACGTTCATGGGAGTGCCGAACTCGGCGGGGTTCAGGAAGGCATGCCGCACGTCGAAGGCGAGGGCTTCTTCAAAGAAATTCCGGTTCATGGAGTCCCCCTGACAAGCGACTTTACGTCGGCCTTGATTTCACGCAGGTCCAGCGACACGGCGTCCATCGTCGCTTCGGTTTTGGCCAGACGGCGCTCGTGGTCGTCCGTGCGGTCGCGCAGGGTCGTGAACATGCCCTCGTGCCGGGCCTGCGTGTTTTCGAGGCTCGACAGGCGCTCGTCCATCCGTCCGATGTAGATCGCGCTGGTGACGGCGGAGGAACCGATGCCGACAAGGATGGCGACAAGCAGCGGGATGATAACCGACTGGATATACTTCATGATCAGATGCTCTCTGCCTGTTCGATCCACAGTTGCAGCTCCCCGGCCTCCTGATCCGGGAGGTGAACCCATTCCCCGGTCACGGTTTTCCATTGTCCGGCCTCCCTGTACGCCCATCCGTCAGTCACGAGGGCTCCCGGCGTCGCCGGAGCCGGGGGCAGGGCGCTTGTCCGTCCCGCCACGGCGTTGCAGCCACTGGTCAGCAGGGCCAGAGCGCACAGCGCGAGTGCGAGCTTGGCGGCGGTAGTCCCGAAAACCTTCAAGGAACAGTTGAAGGATGCGGACAAGCGCGGCCCAGACATCACTTGCCGCCATTGGCCGTGTCGTCGGCGTTCTTGGCCTTGCCCTTGTTGCAGCCGATCCAGTTGAGCAGGCCGTACACGAGGCGGTAGAGCGCGCCGGACCGTTCCGTGGGCGCTGGCAGGAACACGCAGATAAACGCGCATACGCCGGACAGGGCGGCCAGCCCCTGCGCGAAGACGCCGGATTGGGTATCCAGCAATGCCGAAAAATCCATGATGGCCCCCTACACGGCGCGGGTCATCCAGCCCGCGAGGAATTTGCGCTGCGAGAAGCTGCCCGCGGCGATGTCGAGGTATTTCTTGCCCTGCGCGGCATTCAGCGCGTGGACCACGTCCCTTTCGGCGCGGTATTCAAGCACCAGCGCGAGGGCCTTGACGGTCTTCGGCCCCACGGCCCCGTCTTCGTCGAGGTCGTCAAAGAGCCGCTGTTCCTTGCCGTTGCGCCGGACGTAGTTCATGGCGTTGCACACGCGCTGGAGGAGCTTGCCGGAACCGCCCCGGCCCAGATTGACGGCCTGTTCGAACAGTTCGTTGGCTACCAGCTGGGGCCAGCGGGCAAGGCCCATCTTGTCCCACCACTGGACCCGGTAGAACGCCGTGACGAGGTCCTCCAGATTGGGAAGGGTGGTCAGGTGGCGCGAGAAGGCGAGGCTGCCCTGCTGGAAAGAGGGGTGCGCCTTGGCCGCGTCGATGAAATGCCAGCCCGGCCAATCCGGGAAGAATGCCCGGGCGATGCCCGCATACGTCTCCCCGCCCTTGTCGCCGGGGACGTTGCACCAGTCGCCCTCGAACGTGCGGACAGGGTTGTAGGCGATGTTGAAGTCGGCGCTCATTGTTCGTCTCCTTGGGGCGCATCCATGCAAGCGGAATCACGTTCCGCTTGCGCGCTTTCCTCATTCGAAGAGCCGCACGCGGTGCGACTGCCGTCGGCCATATGGTTTTCTTTTTTAGAGCCTTTCTTTGGGGCCTGCGCGGGCACGGGGGCAGCGGCATGCAGCGGCGTGGCGTAGCCCTCGCGGATGAGCGCGTCGGCTTTCCTCGCGTCCAGCGTGACCGCTTCTCCGGGAAGGAAGAGATGCTCGCCGTCATCAAGGGTGACGTGCAGGCGCACGTCCTTGGCCGTCTCGTCCATCACGCCACCGCCTTGATGAGCACGGTCGCGCCGGGCTGTTTGGGCCACGGCAGGGGGCGGGACTCGGCGATGGTGAAGATGCCGGAGGGGTCGTCCTGCTTGAACTGCTTGGAGAAGATTTCCACGGGGCCGGAGCAGTCCACGTCCATCGGCTGGCCGAACTCCATGACGTTCTCGGCGTCGGATGCGGCAAGCAGGGCATATTCGGGCGCGAGGTAGTATTGGACCTTGCCTTCGATGTCCTTGTAGGTGCCGGTCACCAGCCAGATGCGCAGGCCGTTCCAGATGCCCTTGAACTTGCTCTGGATGCTCGGGGAGAGCTGGCCGATGTTGATGTTGTTGCGGTCAAGGTCGTCGCGGACGTCGGGGTGCTTCCTGAAGGCGGCCCACGCCTTGCGGCCAAGGTAGAGGTCGGTCGCGCCGAGGTTGGCCTCCTCCTGAATCATTTCGTCGTAGGTCTGGAGGGAGTCCTGCAGGTCGGACGACGCGCCGGTCCATTGGGCCGCGCCTTCGAGCACGACGGTGTGGGCCTGCGGACGCCGGAAGTCGACGGTGAACGTCTTGACCACCTTGCCTTCCACGGCGTCGAAGAGGTCGATCTTGCCGTGGACGATGGCCTGCGCGCACATGATCTCGACCATAGTGTCGATGTCGGCGCGGTGATCGTCCATGTCTTCGGCGATGGCGCGTTCCACGGGGTTCACGTTGAGGTCGTAGGGCGTCTGGCCTCCGGCGTGCTTGAGCAGGTCGGCGGCTTTGAACAGGCGTTTCGGGCGGAAGCGCGGGGCCTTGACCGCGAACGCTGCACCCTCGCGCCCGCTGCGCATGGTGCCCCCGGCGGCGTTGGTGATGGAGGGGAGCATGGAGACGCCGCGGGAAACGACGTGCAGCTCGAACAGCTCGGTGGCCTTCGGAGCCTGACGGCGGAACATGTTGCCGAAAATATCGTATTTGACCGGACGCCTGTTGATGACGCCGGTGAGGACGCGGGAATCGAAGTAGTCGATGTCGGCCATTGGTTTCTCCTTATGCATCTCCGGCGAAGACGCCGACCTTGCGAAGTTCGGTGAGGGCCGCCTGCTGATCGGCGGCGGAAACGCCGTCGTCCCAGATAAGCTCGGAGGCGATGACGGCGGCGTGGACATAGACGAGCGCGTAGGCGTCGCCCTCGGCGGGGATGGCGACGTCTTCGGCCAGCACGCCGAGCAGGGCGGCGGTTTCACCTTCCCCGGGCTTGGCGTAGGCCCCCACGGTCGTGGCGGAGGTGGCCGTGACGGTCTTTGCGGCGATGACGGTTCCGGCGAGCAGGGTCTGGGCGGCTCCGGCGCTCGAAAGCACGATGCGCTGCGTGACCACGGGGTGGTCCTTCAGGAAGACCCGGCGCTTGTACGATGCGATTTCCTGCATGGTCGGCTCCTTACAGGGACGCGATGCGGTCGATGGTTGAGGCCATGCCGTCGCTCTTGAGCCCGGCGGTGGTGTCGAGGGGGCCGGGCGTCTGGGCGGTCAGGTGGGCGAGGATGGCCTGTTGCGCCGGGGTTCCGGCAGTCTGCCCGGAAGC